TTTTTTTAACTTCTAGATTTTCAGAAGAAGGCTCGATTTCTTCAAACCCCTTTTCCCTTCTTGCCCTAGCCCTGCCCTCCTCCTTGAGTGCTTTATCAAATAGCCCCTTGGCCTTCTGAGAGTATTCGGATGCGGCCTTGTAGTACTCCGTTGCTCTTTTTGTTGCCTCGGAATATTCTTTATCAAATTTACCATCATTAAACTTATCTTTATATTCTTTATATTTGCTTATAAGTTTTTCGTTTGTTGCCGCCGCATCCATATTTCTTTTTGCGGCCTCTGAATATTTTTTCCCGTCCTCAATAAACTTTTTTGCCCTAGAAATTATTCGGTTAGTCTTTTGTCTTTCAACCCTTACTTCTTCATCAGTTCCCTCAATGCGATCTCTACGCCTTTCTTCTCTATCCCCGCTATCTCCGCCTGTGGCGCAAGTATTGCCCTCCTTAAATCCGCCAGCCCCAGTCCCGCAATCAAATTCCATTTCTGCCCCATCGCCATCAATAGGCTCAACTGGTTTGGGTTCGTCTCCGCTTTCTGGTTCTTCGCCCTCATCGCCTTCTGGAGGCTCAATCTGCGGAGCGGGTGAGGGCAACATCGGTTCTGGTTTGGCGGGAGGAACCACATCAGAAATTGTCTCGGCGGGAACTCCGTATTCTTTTGCCAAGTCTTGAATGGCCTTTGCCTCGATTGCCCTCTGACGCATCGAAGACTCCCAGTCCGCCCCACGCTCTGCGTAGATGTCGGAGCCTGTGCGAAGGCCGCTCTTAAACTCTGCGATAGCACTTGCCGATTCCCGCCCTAAATCTATGGAAACATTCGCCCCGAAATTAAAGATGCCCCTAGTGGTTTTGCCGCCTTCGTTCCCATCAATCATTCCCCTTGCTACTGCATCAGCGATGACGATGTTTTTAACGGGTCGCAGAACCTTGTCATTCAAAAGATTCTGGTAGCGTTTGAAGGTGCGCCCCGCTTGTTGCATTTCCAGCCGTGCGGTCGGGCCGGACATGGCGGAAGGATCAACGGCGAAGCTATAAGGAATGCCTAACCCAAGGCAGATATTCCGCATTAAAACTTTGTGAAACTCGATAAACGCCCCGCTGGGTCGGCTTGGGCCATTGGGGAAAATAATATCCTCGCCCGGTTCCAAGTAAGAGATTTTGCCCGATTCGATGGTTTCAAGTTTGATTTGGTTTCCGCTTACATCCTCATCGGTGGACAGAGTGGATAGGTCGGCGGCGTTGTTGTTGTTTCGTTTTACAATTCCGCTTTGTGCGCTCGCAACCCTAGCGGCCATCTTTTCATAGTTGGTAATATCGTAAGCGTCTTGGGCATCGTTGATTGCGGTATGGAAGGCAGAGATGCCTCGATATTGGTCGATCCGAAGCGGGTCGAAAAGGTGGAAGGCTTGGCTTGCGGGTATCGTTAGCTGATAGGTGTAAAAATCCCCGATGCTTCGATTGTAAATATCATACGCCGTTGGCGCACCAGAGTTTCTATCAATATGGATTCCGCCGATAAGCTCCAAGCTTGTATAAACTTTGTAGGGGTCGCCCAACCTATCCGCTTCGATGCCTTGAATCTTTAGGTCGCCGTTGGAATCACGAACCAAAACGAAAAGGAAGTCGCCATCCCGCAACATGGACATAACCGCCACTTGCATAAGGGTTGAGCCTGTGTGCCTTGTTGAAATATCGCACTTGTCCCACCATTCGTTCCAATAGGCTTCGACCTCGGTATTGACTTGGGGATTTTGTGTTCTTGCTTGGTAGCTGATGGTTCCAGCAACATGGCCTGCAAACTTGAGTAGGAGCGAGCGAACTAGGCCGACATTTTCAGCCAAGTCCCTCGCCCTTTTCATCAACTCTACCCGGTCATAATTTGAGCGGTAATCTTCCGCCCCCGAAAGCGAACTCGGCCCTTTGCGTTCCCTTGAATATTTTACAGCGTCATACTCGAAGTTCTTCAGCTTTTGCCTTGCGACAAGGCGACTGACTCCACCCTGGGGATTGAAGAAGGCGATTGCCTTATCAATCAGATTCAACTCGGCTTTTTTCTTCACGGCCCGAACTTGGCGTAAGTTGTAAGCACTCTAGAACCATCTGCCAGCTTGATTGCGTAGGTCAATTCCTCAATCGTATCCCGAACTTCCCCAAGGTTGGCTCGGCTGAAGGAACGACCCCCTATCGAATAGGATGCTCCGGCTACCGCTATGGCCTCAAGGCACTCAAGATATTTCGTGCGAATCGAAGTTAGGGTAGCTACAGGCAAACCAACAAACGAGCCTCTAGCCATAAAAGCAACTGTTGTGTCAAAATTACTCTGCGATTTCCTCTTGCTCTAAATCTGCCGCCGTGACCTTTAATTTTCCATGGAGAGCCGCCCCAACAATGTTCATACATTCTGCGTCCATTAAGTGATTGTTTTTGCCCACTTGCTTCCAAACCATTCGCTCCCGGCCTGTAAGGGGGTTCTTGACCCGGACTTTTGCCTCACTATTTATATGGTCAAAATACACAAGCGGCGTATCCTCGGCCACCCAGCCTTCGGTTTTAAGGAAGTTTGCCAAGATGTCTTTGATGGCGGGGTTCGACCATCGCCAAACAGGGCAAAGTTTCCATTTCCAACCATCCTTGCTCATCGTTTGCTTCCCGCTGAAGGGGTCGCCATTGGCAATTCTGGCGTATGGTCTTTGAACCTTGGCGTTCCCCACGATTTCGGAGAAGCTCGATTTGTCGGAACCGACAAGGGCAATCCATCCGTTCTTACAACATTGCAAATAAACATCCCTTGTCTGGTCGCCCGAATCGCAAAATACTGCGGCTGGTTTCACCCCAAACTCCTCGGCCTTGGCTTGGATATCGCCCCAAGTTTCAAGCCTCCCCGCCCATACCAGCCTAGATTTTCCTTCGGTGTTCCACGCTCTAACGATTGCCCAAGCGTGAAAGCCCCCTGCTTCTTGAATATCGCAAGACATAACAGGGAACTCTCCCATTGAAACCTCGCCCATTTTGTAGGCTCCTGGCTTAATATCTATACGCTCGGTTTCGTGTTCCAACCAAGGCTCTGCCAAGATTCGATTCACGAAGTCCTGTAAGCCCAAGATTCCATTTTTATCCTGCAACCATTTCACCGCAAGGCTTCCGAAAGTAACCCACGGAGCATACAGGCCGTTAAGGTGATAGCTTCTTCGATTCGGTTCTCCTTTTGGATTTGTTACTATCCATTCCCCATCCCGAAGCATCTTTGTTTTCTGGCCGTCCCGAATCTGTCCCTTGCATTCTGGGCATTCGTAGTAAGCCGAGGATTTTACCAGCCCAAAATCATATTCCGTATCGCTTACCTTTGCGGCCTTGTCCCATTTTACCTGTTCCCAAATCAGCTTTTGCTTATGCCCACAATGGGGACAAGGAACGAAATAAAACCTCATATCCCCCTTGAGCCATTCCGCCCAGATAATTGAATCTGCCGTGGTCGGGGTGGAGGTTGATATTATCAAATGATTCGGGTAGGTCGCAACTCTAGCTTCAGCTAATTGCAAGGCTCCAGCTTCCTTCGATGAGGAGCCATCGGAAAATTTATCAACTTCGTCCAAGCAGAGAAGTGAAATGCTACGAGATGCAAGACTGCTGGGTGAGTTCGACCCGGTGAACCACAAAGAAGATCGGCGGAAATGCTGTTCCAAAATCTTAATTTTATCCGTATCAACTGGCTTTTCTTTTGCTAGGGCGGGGCAGTCATCAACTAGGGGAAGCCAGCGTGTTTCCGAAAAAGACCTCGCCAACATTTCGCTAGGCATAACCCACAGAGCGGGGCAAGGTGCTTCAGCTATTTTATAGGCCAGCCCCGCAAGAATCGTGGTTGTCTTGGAGGTCTGCGCTCCCCAAACCAGCGTCACCCTGCGGATCGAGTCATTCCCAAAAGCTTCCAGCGGTTCCCGAACATAGGGCGTGAGCGCAGTTGAATATGGGCCGGGTATGTTTGTAACCCTAGCCGAAAGGGTTAGGTTTTCCTCACACCATTCGGGAATGGAGAGTTTTTTCCTTGGAAGGAATAGTTCTTGAATGAAGGTTTCTGTTTTCATTCATTTTAAAAGCATATAGCCCTTGGCATAGGCTTCCATTGGGTTTCGGTGAATCCAATCATGGCAAGGCATACAGATCGCCATGAAATATTGTTTTTCATTCAGCCTTGCCCCGAATCTTCCCCGCTTATGATGAATCTGGGTTGCTTTCTTTCCGCAAATTTCGCAGGCGGGATTCTGCTCTAAATACCATTCCCGAAGCCAAGTATAGGCACGATTTTCTCTTGCCCTTTTCTTGGAGACTGGTCGAAGTTTTCGACCGCTTCTTTTGAGCGGGGTTTTGCGTTTAAGGGGAGAGCGTTTCATTTTTTTCTTCTGGAGATTTGCCAGACCAAATACCTTTTTTTTGTTTCTGGTCATACACATAAAATCCGTAATATTTTTTTGCGTAATCTGCGTGAGTGAATCCTGTTATTGGGTTTATGATTTCATTAACTCCTTGACCATCTTCCCATAGCGCATATTCAAGTATTTGATGACAAGGTGCGGCATATTCTTTTATGAATTTTTCGGCATCGCTTCTTGTCTCAAAGATGGCCTTTGGATGCGCCCCCCAAAATGGTGATACTAAATAAACTTTTTTCATTCGCTTAAAGAAATAATTACACAACACAACCCAAAGAAGCCAAGGAAAATCACAAGGGGATCGTTCATTTGAAAGCTCCTTCTGCCTTTTGAATTGCTAGGAATATCTGGTTCACTCCATCCTCGATAGCTTGCTTGGCGCATTCCGGGTCACTAGGGTTTGCCCTTGAACAGATGCTTGCTGGCATTGCATCCAGTAGTGCACGAATGCCCCCAAGGTATTTCGTGTAAGTTTCTTGAACTTCGTTAATCGAAAGTGTTTGTCGAAGGTGAGCCTGTTCCGCATGGTGGTCTAGCTCCGCTTGTCTGACTGCTTTTTGCGCTCGCTCATACGCATGGATGGCGGCTCTGGTTTG